AGCAGTCTAATTTTCCCAAAATCGTTCTAGCCTTCATTATCGTTTTTCCTTTTTGTTGCATGCTCGTGGTCTTTACAGCAATCGGCAATCAATGTCATCACTTTACTCTTTTAATATTAAAAGCTTTTTTCAATGTTTTCACTGCTTCATCCAAGCATTCTTGCAATAATTTGGCATTAACCAATGATGTGTATTCTTTTTTGAATTTCTGCACTTCTGTTTCTATTGTTTGTTTAATTGCTTTTGTGAAAGCTGTTTGATCACTTGAATATGATGTATTTTTGAAGACACACTCTTTTTGCAGTATACTGGCAATTTTATTTCGTACAGTTGTTGGCTTACTTACTTTTCCATAGCTATTAATTTCAGTAAACTCAGTATCTAGATGCATTTTAACAATATCGCCCAACTGCTTCACAATAATTTTGGTTAGAGCTTCCTCTATCGTTTCTTGAATAAGCTTTGAACTTTTACTCAGCAGGGAATCAGTGATTCGGTTAACTACTTCATCACGAACTGTGTTCTCATCACCAAGAAAGTCATCTGTTTCAATTTCAATCTTCATTGATCTTCTCCTTAACCTATTAAACCCATTGTGATAAACTTCTTATAAACAGCAGCCGTAGCTTTACAGTCTTCAAGAGCATTGTGAAGACCATCTGTTGGTAGTTTAAGCTGAGATGCAACATACCTTAAACTTAATTTTGAGTAAGGTATTTTCTCAACATGCATACCAGCACGATCATTTAGATAAGCAGCAACATGCATGGTATCTCGATCATGATAGTGAAAATATTGTTGATAGGTTTCGTGACCCATCCATTTAGTTATGAATGGTTTGTCAAAACCAGCATAATTATGGCCTAACGGTATAATTTTATGCCTATTGCCATATTTGTCATATTTGATATCAAGCTTATCAAACCATTTCTCAAAGAGTTCTAAGGCTAATATTGGATCAAAACCAGTTCTTTCAATTTGATCAAGTTTCAATTTATTAATTTTTATAGCTGCTGGTTCAATTCGAGTTGGGTGATTAGGTTTCATTAAAATATTAAATGGTAACACATCCCTCCTAACATTACAATTAGAATCAAGTGGTAGAAAGCAAATTGATAAAATTTCATGCCAATTTGGATCTAAGCCACCAGTCTCAATATCAATAGCAACCATATGATTGCCATTCCATGAATGCATTGAATTAGCCACAATTAAACTCCTTGTATAAATTTGTTTGTAATGCCATGCCCACAACAGGCACTGGTGCAGTTAGGTATAAAACCTAAACAGGCGTCGTGGCCATCTTTCGTAGGTTTTTTACCACATCTAACACAATTACGCTTGCCGTCAATTAACTTTTTATTATCTGAATACACCCAATGACCTCCTATATATTCAATTGGCCAACCTCTCTCATGGGATTTAATCATTAAACCTCTCCTTCCCACATTTTAACCAATTGAACTTCTCTACAATTGAAGTCTACTAGACAGTATTCTTTGCTATATTTTCCAATAGACTTGACTATATCTAAACTTCTTAATCTTATAACAGCATTCAAGACACGCGAATAATTTAAGCCAGTTTGTTGCATAATTTCCTTAGCTGTTAAAAATGTTTTGCTCTTTAATAACGCTTTAGTAACTAATATTGATGAGCTATTTTTAGTGTAATTCCCCTTTTTAGGTTTTTGTACATGGAGGTTATTTAAAGTATGCTCCTTATGGTATTTACCTACTGACTTTAATATATCCTCTTTTTCTAACTCAAGGAGCACAGTCTTAACGTATGAGTACGCAGCTTTTATCTCTAAGGCTATCTCTTTAGTTGTATACTTTTTATCTGCATTCTTTAACATTTCAATAATGCGTGCTTTAACACTTAAAACTTTAACATGAGGTTTTTTATTTCCATAGTCTTTCAGCTTTCTTTTTAAGTCTAGTCTATCTATCTTCTTTAAGTCTTTAGTTCCGAAGGTTTTGATAACCCATTTGTCAAAGTCTCCAGCTGTTGGGAAATAGCTATCTATCACCCTGTAAATACTTCATTCAGTTAAATGTTTCATAGCTTTGATCCTTTAAAGACTTCTACTGCTATTCCTAGCTCTGTAAATAATTTGACTCTTTCATCCTCCCACATTTTTACAATTTCTAAGTTGTCTGCTATTATCTTCTTTGTTCTAAGTATATTCTTCGTCAAGCCTTCTATTTCCTTTAATATTTTTTCTGGCTTATTCATATTAATTTCCTTACTTCTGCAACTAATCTCTCAAACTCATCTATAATCATACCTTCAATCTCATTGTCTGAATATTCTTGCAGTGGAATAATCATTATAAATTCTAAATGATTGACATCTAACCAAAGTCTAATTGCATCAAAACCGTACTCAACTTTATTAATGAAGATTGTATAGTCTTTACCACCAGCAATAATAATTTCTTTTTCAGTTATCATCCTAACTCCTCCACAAGCACTCATCGACAACTACTTCTATACCTTGGCTGCCAGCTACCATATCTTTTCTCCTCTCAAATTTTAAGATTGGCTCACCTAATAAATCTTCATAGAGTTCATTAAGCCAACCAGAGATGCACCAATTAGCATCGGTTGTGCGCAGTCGATGTATAAGCTCTTCGTGATCAATATTTTTATAGCTATAACCATCTTCCTTATAATAAGGTGGGTCGCAATATATGAAGTCTTCACTATTAAAATTATCCCAAGGTAAGTTCTCCCAATTGGTGGCAGAAAGCTTTATTCTGGAATCATTGAGAATGCCTTGAATGAATTTGAATTTTTGATAATACCTATTGAAGTCATAATGCCCAAGATTTGACCCATTACTATACCCTCTACCTGAGAAGGTGATCACAGGCTCTAAAGCAATGGCTATTGGATCGCCACTTTCAGAACGCCATCTTAAACTTTCAAACTCCATTGGACTCATCTCTAAGGGTAATTTAGAGAAATCTGCTTCTTTAATAGCTTTGAAGAATCTACCTGTATTAAGGTCATTAATAAAATACTGCTCAAAACAAGCTACCTGAAAGAAGTTAAAGAAGATATTTCCACGACCAGCGAATGGCTCAATATACCATCTTCCAACGTGTTCGAAGTGCTCGAAAAGTTGCTTAAAAATCTTTGCCTTACCACCGGGATATGCAAAACCTATTTTCATCAGACTTTCATCCTCCCTTGTTCTTTAAGTTGTTTTACAACTGCTGCCAACTTTTCGTCAGTTTCTAACAAACCTTCAACTGGAAAGAAGTCAACCGTCCCAGACAAATTTGCAATGCAAGCTATGTCTGTGTCAAAACTTACAATTTTGCCACATAAAACGGTATATTTATCATTACCTACTGTTTTAACTACATAAATTTCCTGCCCAATTTCCATCATTTCTCTCCTTCAATTACAAAAGAATCCTTTAAACCTTTATCAAGGACAATGTTTAGGCCAAATATTCTTTCCATTGGCAAACCCGGTTCGCCTGTAATCCTATTATCTTGAAAAATTGGATGCAAAGAAAGTGCTTTATAGCATTCTTTTGATAAGCGCAGGATTGTTGGTCTTTTAAGATTAGAACTTGCAAGCATGTAATTACATCTTGCGTGAATAATAGCATTCCAGATTTTCATCATTTCCCTCCTGAAATCTTCTTAAAGCACCTTTCACAGATTATATGTACGTCAAAACCATCTTTAACACTGTGACTAATTTGTGCAAACCTCTTTGATCCAAAACGCATTTTACATCCTCCACAGTATTCATACTCCATTACGTCATCAAGTTGAAATATAATGAAGCTATTCAGGAGTTCTTCATTAGGTGTGAAATCTTTTAAGCCAAGATGCTTTCTTAATTTTTGAATATTCTCAATGATTCCAGCTACTTGGTTAGGATTTTTCCTATAATCAATTGATTCAAACTTGTTGAACCTTCTTTCATACTCTTGAAGTCTTGCAATAAGTACATTTTTTGAAGCTTCATAGTAGTCATCATCACCATGGCCAGCTAGACAAGCCCCAGAATAGATACAGAAAAGACATTCACCTGAACAATCGGTACCAATAAGTTTCATTATTTTACCCTTTAGCTAACGTATGCAGCAAACCTCTTAGCTGCTAATTTTGCCTGAGATAGAGTCTTGATTGTAGTTCGACCGTGTTGGGTATAGGATGTATAGTCATTGCCAAAACGTTCAATAAATATTTTATCTCCAATACCAAAACTGCAGATTGCACGGTGACTCCAACCTGCCCACCTTTGATTAGCTTCATCAAAACCTATTGAACAGACACAATGAGCTTTCTTGGCTTTCTGGATTTTACGAAGACCTCTTGTCTTGCATAAATTTCTGGCAGTTCTGGCATTGCCGATCCAATGACCAGATTCTTCAGCATAACAGCAAACCATTTCTAGCGTGCCAGTACCACCATAGTCAGAGTCATCTACAAGTTCACGACGATAAAGATACCCAGGATACCGCCTTTGAAATAAAACTTTAACTACCTTGAAAGGGCCATGAATCTTTACTTCTTGCATTTTGGAATCTCCTTTAAGTATTGAATAACTATTTTACCAAGTCGCTTATAGCCTGCCTTCAAGTACCATCTGTAAAACCAATCTAAAACATCTTTTTTAACCCACTTATCATAATTTTCAACAAACTCTTTTTCTGCACTGCCTGCAGCTTCATCCATTCCTTCTTTGTTCATTGTTCTACTCCTTTAAATGAATACACAAGGGCCAACGCACATGAGAATAAGTATAGCAACTATGATACCAATGATCAAGTCAAATTTAGCTTTCCTCCGCAAGTCTTTAGCCTGTTGCTGCAGTAACTTTAGTTGCTCCAAACGCATGAATTCTTGAAAATCTTCATCTTTCATTAGAGTACTCCTTATAAGGAACCATTGTGCCAATCTTATAACAATTTAAACAAACAATCAGTCCAGCTTCTACAAAGAAGATTTCGCGCACAGTTCCGCAATCCATACACATGTACATTTGCCCAGTTCCTGGCCTGCAGCTAAAAACTTTCTCTACCTCTTTTTTGATATCTTCATCACTTGGTTTCATTAGCTTGCTCCGTACTCTTCAGTATTGTTCTTACTGCTTTCCTAATGTCTTCAATGGTTACTGTTTCTTCTTGTTGCCTCTTGGGAGCGTCTTTTCTATACTTGAAAAGGTTTTCTTTAACAACATCAGCCAAGCTATGGAGTTCATGATTTAGGCCATCTGCTTCGTAAACAGCTTCAGCCAATTCTTCTGATATTACTAGCAGTCGCTTAAGAAATTCTTCATCTGTCCAAAACCAACCATTGTTTACAACTTTCATATCGGGACTCATTGCTCTACCCCTTCCAAGGTCTATTAAGCATGAATGTGTATAAGTGTTTATCATACCTGTAAAAATCCAAAAAAGACTTAAAATTTATAGATTCTGATGGAGTTAATAGAAGAATAGCTCCATTTCTATAAATATTTAGAGTGTGGATTAAATTACTTATCGTTAAAACTTGAATCATCTTTAATCCCTCCAATGATTTAACCATCCACTTGATTCTAATTCTTCAAACTGAGATATAGCTTCAACCATTGGATGTACTTCTTTTTTAGTTCTTCTTGAAGTAATAGCATAAGACTTAACTAAATAATCAATAAATACATTATAAACTTGGGTTGTTATATCATTAGATATTAGTAAAGCATTTATATAACCATTTAACCATCAATAGTCTGCCAATAAGTTCGCTGAACCTTCTTTTGCATATAAAAGTGTGAAACGAACATGCAATTCAAAAAAAATGGGGTTTTATCATTTTTTTATCCACAAAACTTCTGTTACCATCCCTCTCTGTCCTTTGAGGTCTTTTCTTGGGTTCGGATTTTTGCCATCAGTTTCACCCATCCCTCTGATGGATTGCATGACTTGAACTTCAAATCGTTCATCCCAGTTTTGTTCCTCGTAAAGGGGGTTTGAATAGCCGGACACACAAGCTGTTCCTTTAAGTCCAAACACGAATTCCAACATCTGACGGTGGTCATCTTGAGAGAGTTCATGTTTGTACGTACCAACAAAAGCGTCAACATATGGAGGGTCAAGGTAGTATATCGTATCCTCAGAGTCATAGTCTGCAATACATTCTCTCCAGTCTCGGTTATCGATTTGAACATTTCGCAGTCTTTCATGCAAGGAAAAGAACTCTGGAAGTTTGGCATGTATTCTACCTGCAAGTCCTGCAGTAGCTTTAGTTGCTCTTCCCCAAGATCTGCCAATGCTGCCGAAGGAGTAGATGACAGAGTAGTACCATCTTGCTGCTCGTTCAACTTCATCTTCAACTGCTTGCCAAGTTTTCCAAGACCAGATAAACTCTTCTCTTGCATGAATTGTAAATTCGAGTCTTTCAATAAGACTCTCAAGCTTCTTTCTGTCTCTGATGCAACGGTAGAAGCATACCACTCCCCCAAACCTGTCATTGTAGACCTCAAGTTTTGACTTCTTTCTGGCAAGGAGAAGTGCAGCTGATCCTCCAAAAGGTTCGACATAGACTTTTCCATAGGGAACATGCTCCAACAAAAATTGTACAGATCGTCCTTTACTTCCAGGATATGCGAATGGTGCCCTTACAATAGTTTCAGGCTTTTCTTCGCGCTCAAGATCATTGATTGCGTCTAAAAGGTCACTCATCTTCTTTCCCCTTTATCTGACCTACTGCCCAAACTCCGGTCGCTAACTCTACATTAAGATGCTTGAGATGCCCAATATTTACACCAATGAACTTGCTATCAGGCAACTCAATGTATTGAGAAACTTCTGACTCAAAAGCATAGTAAAGTTGACGTTTTTGACTATCAGAAAGATTGTCTAAAACCTCTTTAATGGTCATCAAAGTTCCTCCGGCAACGCTAAAAAGTCATTAGACCCTCTCCGAAGTAGGATAAATGGTTTTCTATCTTCTACTTTAGTCCCAAGCCAAGCAATATTACCAATATAATACTGTGAGTCCTTTGAACTTCTTGCTTTCAAAAATTGAGGTGGAATTCCTTTCCCAATAGCAATCTTTGTCCAGGTTGCTGCTTCGGCAGGATCAACACCCTCCCTGAATTTATCATAAAATTCTGAAAATTTAATAATATATCCTGAAGCTGGTACACAATTTTCTTCTATAAAAGTTTCTAAAGCTGTTTGATTCATTCTCTGAATAACTATTTTATCCTCAGTTTCTACAACCGGCACACTAAGTCTATCATTAGATTCTGGTATATCAAGATTTAGAAGTTCTGCTAGAAAGTCTGGAGCCTCATTCATGAGCAAAGGGAGAAATTTTCTTCTTGGAATCTTCTTATCAAAATCTAAGTTCTTGACATAGCTGGCAACGATCCTAGTATCACCTGGGAAGACGGGACAAAAGTTGTGATCATTGGCACAATTATGTAACATTAAACCATTACACGAGAAAGCGTGGGCGTCAGGAACAGTTATATCATAAACTTCTTGCACACCTTCTTCCTCAATTTTAACCACTCTTGTTAAAAACTTGTCTTCAACAGCTTTTCGTGTCCAAGAATTAACTATTGCTTTTAATTTTTCTTGTTTTTCGTAGTGTTGAAGATCAATTCTACTTCTAAAAATTTCAAGATTTTCTTTATTCCTTATAATTAATTCATATGCATCTTTTACTTTAGATGGTTTGTTATCGAGAATTTGCCTAATACCACCTTTTCGTTGAAGTCTTATATGTGAATTGATACCAAAGTAAAGAAGTAAACGTTGCAAAATCTGTAAAGTTTCTTTATTTGATTGAGTAATAGATATATAACAACCTCTTTTTCTGAATACACATGTGCCATCAGTATCAAAGAAAGCAGAAATAAATCCGACCAAAAATTCACTTGAAGCCTGTTGTATTGTTTTTGTTATTACTTTCTTACCTTCAACACCAAAATCTTTACAAAGTTGATTCAAATGTTTAGAAGTTAACACAAGATGATTAGCTTGTTTATTTCTATTAATATTCGGTTTTACAGGAAAACAATTAATTAAAGTTTCTAAAACTGACTCATCACCTGGAAAAACTAATAACCTATTTTCAACCTTACCAATTGATTTACCAGACTTACGAATAAAAGTTGTACCGTCACCAAATAACCAACCTAAAATATAACCATCTTCCCAAGTTCCAGTACCATCCCAACTAATATTTCTGTGCTTATTTAAACAAAGTTTATCACCAGATTTTAATTTTCCAGCTTCTTGCCAAAGTTCAATGCCATCATAATTAACTTTAACTAAATGGTCATTTGTGCATTTAAATTCAAAACCATCAAAAGTTTCTATTTTCAATACTTGTTTTTCTGCTGTCTTAAAGAAACCTTTTGTTTTGTACTCTTGACTATCGGTTACAATTACTGTTTCTGTATCAGTAATATCTTCTACTTGTCTTGGGCCTTGGTTCGTTAAAACCCATTGATCTTTTGTTATACAATGCACGAAGTGCGCAGTATTTGGTATATGGTAAGGTGTCATACCTTTTTCATGTATAACCATTTCTCTACCAGTTGTCCAGTCCTTAATGCGATTATATGCAACTTTATTTTTTCTTAAATCAACTTCATCAAGAACACAAAGTATTGCACCTTCAAGTTCTTTGTTAAAGCCCTGTTGACTTAGAAGTGCAACATCAGCTCTCTTAACACCTACAGTCAAAAGTTCTGATATTGATTCCCAAAATATTGATTTGCCAGAGTCTTGAGGCCCATAGAAAAATAAGTACGGAAGCGGTTCAGTAGGTCTTTGAAATAATGATGCCAACCAAATTTTAAGATAATCACAGCCATTGAGTATATTGTTAACCTTACACCAAGGATTTCTTTTAATTGTCTGATCAAGTCCTGAGCCACAATGTTCAAGCACAGATAACCAATAAGGATAATTAAGGTTTGATGTATCTACCGTTGGGTTAAATTTTAATTGAGCAGCACTCCTATTCCATTCTCTATCACCAGGAAACTCTGGCTCAAATGGCTTATTGACAAGTCTCCAAGCTTTGAAGACAGCACTTCCAATAATTGTATTTATCTCTTTAAACTTAAAGCCCAAAGCACCTAAAGCTTTTTGAACATGCGCTAACGGTTCAAGCCTCCACATGTTTTCAGCCTTTATTGCCCAACCATAGTTTTCATTACCTGTGGTTATAATATGTCTTACAACATCATCACAGTCATAAGTATCTACTTCATCTGGGCCATCATCAGGTAGCGAAAATATTCTAGTCCAAGGCTTGTCCTTAAGCGCAAGCCAATTTTGCATTTCATCTGACTTATCCATCGGATCACGTTCTACTGTAGCCACTAATCTACCATCTTTATGCTTCTTCAAAATTGTTTGCCGACCAAGCATAGGTGTACCAATGTTTATAGTAAGACCCATTGCTTCAGCAGCTTTCATAGCATTCTCAGCTTCCCGAAATACAAAGCCACCTTGTGGACTTTCTATACCACCAAAAGTACTTGCAGCTGCTAATAGGTCTGGTTTTCTATTTAAGTAGCAACGCGTCCAACCTTGTCCATCTTGTGTCCAACTTAGATGCTCTTGTACGCCAGGAGTGAAGCGTCTAACTGACCAAGCACCGTGCCTCAAAGGGACTAAGTAGGTGTTATGGTCTGCACCTTTCTCTTTACCTGTTGATACTGTCTCAAAAATTCCTTTAAGAGAAAGTTCTCTATGTGCATCTTTAAGATGGGTGGTGTGGGTTACTAATAACCAAAGATCATTATCCCACCACCAAAGAGCACCAGAGTTTTCAAGGTAAGTTATTAAGCTTTTATGTTCACTGTCAAGTGGAATTTTTACTCGTTGATTTATCAAATCCTCAAATTTGTCAGCTTCAGGCAAATCAGCAATAGACTTTGGTAGATTTCTTTTTCTTCTATTATTAATAACATCAATATGGTCTCGCCAATTCGGTGGAATATTTTTAAGTACAGTACCAGACTTTATTAAAATTAAGCCATCCGTACTACTCATCTTACGATGCCAAACCCACATATTCCCACCACAGCAGTCAACCTTTGATCTAAAGTCATAACCAGTTAAAGCTGCCATCTTACCTAAGACAGCTCTAGCAAGGGCAGCATGTTCTGTATGAGTTTTGGTCTCAACCTCATCCACAAAAACATAGATATGAAGTCCACGACCAGAAGTTGATTTTCTTATTGTAACCCAAGGTATGCTCGAAGCTGTCTCTTTTATTGTTTCAAGTTCTTCGAACGTAAGTGTGGAAGGGTTTTTCTCAGAATGCCCAACAATCGCATCAAAGTCAAAGGCAATCCACCGGCTACACTTATTAGCCCAATCCCAACCAGTCATCCCAATAGCTTCAGCATGTTGAGCTAAGTCCCAAGTCATGTTTGAATCTGTGAAATAAGGGTCGGTAGCAGCTTTCCAAGGTATTCTGATAGGTTTCCAAGTAGTTAAATGGTCAGTATAACCGTGCCAAGCCCTGCCTTTGAAGTCGCCATCAACGCGCTCACCACCATCTTGAGCTACGTTAATTTGAACTTCCATATTATAATCATAAAGTTCTGCTAAATCTTCACGAGTCGAGCCTGACAAAAAATTACGGATCGCTTCGGTTTTTGTGACCATTGTGCCTTCCTAGTTAGTTAACAACCTTCTAAATAAATTAGTGGGCTCTACAGACTATAGATTGGAGCCCGGACAACCTTGACTCTACTGGCAAATAATTAACCACGGTTGCAACCTCTACGTGGGGGAGGGGAAGTTCACCAACGTCGAATTTTAACCAACCGTGGAATATTGGTGGAGGCGGCGGGAATCAAACCCGCGTCCGAACATTCTTCAACCTGAGCTTCTACATGCTTAGTACCCTTTTGCTCCTTTGGCGAGGTAGATACAAACCTATTAAGCACCAGTCATACGCTGGCTGGATGCGCCCTTCTTTCAGAGTGTCAGCTTGTTGACCTTCCCTAAATACAAGCATCTTTAGGGCACCTTTGTCCGTTGTTGGTTAAGCAACAGAGGCAAGTTCGCGCTTGGCGAAGTTGCCATCAAGAACAGTGTTCTTGGCATTTAAAGGTTTGCCAATCTTTTTAACGTGGTTGATTGACATCCACGACATGCAACTCAAGCTTCCGAAATGCCGTCGAAATCAGTTCGCCCCCAATTGTTAAAGATCAAGATGCAGTAACCTCTCCTTGCCTAGCACCTAGTTGAGGTTGGTGGTACTCGCTTGCGCTGTATCCCTCTTTTCAAAGAGGGTGTCTGGCTCCTCGCCCCTGTTTCCAGGACTGCATCTACTATTAAAGATCAAACCTTGCTGTAATTTATTCCACATTAGTAAAATTGACTTTATACCTTCTAAGCTTTCATTGGTTTTGCCAAAACTATACCATGTCATTATGACACGGTGTTACCATATGGTAACAGTGTTACCGAATGGTAACAGTAGGGCATTTAAAATGCCCTGACGCCTCGCTATTTATCAACGCTATCTTTTTCCGTTGTAACATTTTAAACATTGTCACAGCATTTTAAATGCTATTAGCGGCAATGTCCCGCCCGCTATAATATATAACGTTACTAATACGTACTTCGGAAAAGAAAAATATTTAATTACTAGAATAGGGGTATTATATTCTTTATACTGACTACTTCTTCTTCTTCTTCTTCTTCATACAAAGGTATAAAGAGGGGTATACTAGTAATTGGTAAACTATAGTTTACAAATAATATAAATTTTTGAAATTTTCTTTTCCGAAGTTAAAATAAGTAGCGTTATATCCATTAGCACGCCGGTATTTTCTCATAGTGAGGAAGCTGGCGTTACCGTTTGGTAACAGTGTTACCGTTTGGTAACAGTGTTACCGTTTGGTAACACTAAGTTTTTAGGAGGTTTTTAGCAATGAGTGGAAAGTCTAAAAGTATCAAAGTGGCGGAAATTCGGGACAATCCTGTTGCGCTTCGCGCAGTCAACAAACAATCGGAGGAGTATTTGGGCTTGGTTGACAGTATAAAACAGAAAGGATTTACGCTGTCAACGATTACGGTTCGTGTAAAGGATGATCCTGAAACACAGACGAAGTTTTATGAAATTATTGATGGTTTGCATCGTGTGAATGCAGCGAAAGACTTGGGCTTGGATGAGATTCCAGCTCTTGTTTTGAATATTGATGACGCGGAAACTTTGGAAGCACAGGTGCTTGCTAATATCCACCATATTGAAACGAAACCTGCTGAGTATGCTGCGCAGCTTCGGCGTATTTTCGCTGCTAATCCAGCTATGACTCTGCAAGAGATGGCGACCAAGATTGGTAAATCTTACCAGTGGGTTAATGATCGCCTGTCTTTGACCAAGATTTCTAACCCCGAAATCGTTAAGCTGATTAACGAAGGTAAAATTGTGTTGAGCAATGCTTACGCAATTGCGAAGCTGCCTGAAGAAGAAAGGCAGAATTGGGTTGACCGCGCAATGACAGCCACGCCTGACGTATTCATCCCTGCTGTTACAGCTCGTGTTAAGGAGATTAAGGAAAATAAGAGACAGGGCAAAGCAGCGGAAGTTGAAAAGTTTGCTCCTATTGCTTTCATGCAGAAGGCCGCCGAAGTCAAAGCTGAGTTGGAGAAAGGTGAAATTGGTAAGCGTTTGTGTATAGCCGCTGGCTTGAAGCAGGAAGGTGTTCTAGGTTTCGGTCTTGCGATTAAGTGGCTTCTGCATGTGGATGACGAAAGCATCGCCAAGCAGAAGGCTGACTTTGAAGCCAGAGTTCAGAAGAATGCTGAATCGAAGACACGTAAGACTGCTGAACGCGCCGAAGCGAAGTTGGAGAAGAAGCAGAAGGAAGCTGAAGAAGCTGCTGCGCTCGCCAAGAAAGCTCATGAAGAAATGGCAAAAGCCGCGAAAGCTAATAAGTAGTTGGAGATGTTCTCCATCTAAGGTATAGGATTTTCGCAGGAGAGTCCTATACACCTTTCAATCTTTGGTTGGTGTAGAAGTTAGATTCAAGACTTACGAGTGGCGAATCAGACGACTTTGTAGATCACCAACCATTATTACACATCCTGCAAATTAAACACTTAAAAGGAATTGTAAACATGAGTGACGAAGAAACTAATCAACTTGCAGAGTTAGAGAAAAATGTTAAATTGGATAAGTACGATGACACAAACTTTGAGATGGTTGCGTCATCGTCTAAGTTTCTTCCAAGACTTCAACTTTGTACAAGTCGTACTGAAGCAGTTGAAGATGGGTTGATTTCTGCAAACCACTATGGTATTGTGAAAGGTAAGAAAAACATAGTGGATGCTGGTGAAGAAGTTGATTGTCTTGTAGTTTCTTGGAGGCCCAAGGCACTGGAACTTGGAGCGGAGACTGTTTCTTGCTACGATCCTGCTCACCCTGAATTTCAAAGGATTCAGGAAAGGGCAGACAATGAAAAGGAATCTGGTTGTATGTATGGGCCAGAGTTCTTACTTTGGTTGCCTGAATGTTCAGAGTTTGTAACCTTCTTTATGGGGAGTATATCTTCACGCAATGAAGCGAAGAGTTTGAAGGCATTGATGAGGAATTCAGCTACTTTGAAGTCTCAGAAAATTGAGACTAAAAAGTATAAGTGGTTTGCACCGCTTTGTGTTCCACACAATTTGCCAATCAGTCCTATGCCTGGGGCTGGACAGTTTGAAAAAGTAGTCAACACTTTTCTCAATCCTACCGTATCAGTTGAGAAAGCGTCTGATGAAGATGAGAGCGATGAGGCTGGTCGGGATCGCTAATTGATGGGCAATAGGTGGGATTAGGTTCTCGCGGCTCCTAATCCCACCTTTATTAAAGATTTATATTATGAATGGTATCATTGTAAAACCAGCAAGTTTTCTCCAGATTAATTTTCAGTCTTATGTAGAGCTTTGGAAGTCAACTTTAAACGAAAATCCACAACTTCCGCTTGATTTAAACAAACCTTCAGCTTTTCTTGAGTCTTTAAACGCTTTTGATTTAACAAATTCTCACCTTTGGGGGCATGTTTATTGTGGCTTTTTCATTAAAGCCTCGAAAAGTGTTTGTTCTGAGTTAATTAAGTACTGTACTTGCAAAAACTCACGTTGGGATGGTTTTGAAAATGATTTGGTTCTGGTAACCGGAGATTTATATACTTTTTGGCAAACTGTTATTATCCTTTGTAATGAAAACAAGCAGATTTCAATTAGATATATTGGAAACTGCTTGTTTTTGTTACTTCAAAAAAGCGGATTTAAGCCAATTTTTAGCTTATTTACTAAAGCTTCATTAAGCGATGGTACCTTTGTTTTAAAGAGGAAGTAAGATGTACAAAATTGAAGTTGATCCAGATGGTGATTATCACATCTACTTAAATGGTGTACAGATTTTGAATGAAATTGATATATATAAAGCTGTTGAGGACCTTAATGTGCAGCAACTTATGGAGGTTCTTTGTAACACTTTAAATGGAGAGAATAACAGACAACCTTTAACTTTATCAGGGTCTTTGGTAGCAAAAGAAAGCAGAAATATTAAATGGTTTGAGGCGGTAACAGCAAGAAAAGCTTATATAGTTACATCTAATGATCATCATCAATGGGATGATGATGACGATTACTTAAATATGCTTGATATTGTTGGCGGTTTTCCAGATAGCTTTCGATAATGTTAGGGAAGTAAGTTGTATAAAATTGAAGTCGATCCTGCTGGTGATTATGAACTTTGGCTCAATAACACTAAGCTTTTAACCGAGCATGATGTATATACACACGTTGGTGGGCGTAATGTTAAGTTTTTATTAAATTTACTTTGTGACTTTATGAATCAAGCTAATAAGACAAGAGCCATAACAC